CGATTGGATTGACCTGGAGGAGTTCTTCAGTGTTGAGCGCCGGTGGATCGCGCACAACGCTGTTTTTGATCTCGGGTGGCTCCAGGAGTATGAGATTTATCCGGCGGGCACGGTTCTTTGCACCATGTTGGCTAGCCGGGTGCTGACTAACGGGATGCCCAACCTCAAGCATGGTCTGCAGCATGTGGTGCGGCGGTATCTGAAGCTGGACATCTCGAAGGAACAGCAGCGCAGCGACTGGTCGGGGGATCTGACTAGGGATCAGATGGAGTATGCCGCCAATGACGTGGTGGTTCTAACCGCACTGGAGCGGGAAATTGCTGAGCGGATGGCGATTGGTGGGCTGTACCCAGCGTGGTATCTGGAGTGCAATGCGCTCCAGGCGATGGCGCAACTGTGGAGGACCGGGCTGCCGTTCAACAAAAAAGCGCTTGAGCAGCTGATCGAGGATCTGGACATCGAGCATAAGGAAGTGGGGGATAAGTTCATCGAGGATTTTGATGCCGCGTTGCCTAAGAACTTCAAACTGCACCGGGGGATTGACGGGCGGCTGAAGTTCCAGACGAAGCCAGGGCCGAAGGGTAAGAAACCGGATCCTCAGGTGTTTAACCTCAACAGTCCGGCGCAGTTGTTGGCGAAGTTTTCGGCTTTGTTGGGGCAGGCGCCAGTCGATCCAAAGACGAATAAGCCGAGTGCCAGTCGTGCGGCGCTGCAGGAGTATGTGGGGGATCACAGGATTATTGCGGATTATTTGCGCTGGAAGAAAGTAGAGAAGCGGCGGCAGATGGCGGAGACGTTGTTAAAGAATGTGGCGAATGATGGGTATATTCGTGCCAGCTATTTGCAGATGGGGGCTGATACGGGGCGTATGTCGTGTATGTCGCCGAATCTCCAGCAGATTCCTAGGGATCAGCGGTTTAGGGCTTGTGTGCAGGCTCCAGCTGGGTGGAAGTTTGTGGTGGCGGACTTCGCGCAGATGGAGTTGCGGCTGGCGGCGGCAGAAGCTCAAGATGAGCTTATGACTCGGGCGTTCCAGGAGGGGAAAGACTTGCATACGATTACAGCGATGCAGATTTATGGGGTTAGTGAGGATGAAGTTACAAAAGAACAGAGGCAAATTAGTAAATCAGCCAACTTCGGATTGTTGTATGGAAGCGGTGCAAAAGGGCTCAGGAATTATGCGGCAACAATGGGAATCCAGATGGATCTTGATGAGGCGGCGGAAGTCAGGCAGAAGTTCCATGCTGCATATAAAGGGATCAGCAAATGGCAGCGTACAAATGCTGCACTTGCTGATGCGCCTGCGAAGAATCCATCTGTCGCCATCCGTGTTTCGGGGCTCCGGCGGTTTCTTCCGGGAGAGAATAACAAGCTCACCACGCGCTGTAATACTCCCATCCAAGGAGCTGGCGCAGCCGTGCTCAAACTTACGCTCAGCAAGTTGTGGCCTGCCCTTAGATCCGACACAGAGGAAGTTGTGCGCTTGGCCGGCGTGGTGCATGACGAAATCATTTTGCTCGTCGTAGAGGAACACGCGGAGGTCTGGGCGCACCAGCTCCAGGCGGTGATGCAGGATGCAGAGGCTCGGTGGTTGGGGGAGATTCCGCCGCTGGCTGAGGCTAAGGTCGGGGATAGCTGGGATCAGGCCAAGTAATGAGGCAGGACTTCGAGTATCGGGTCAGGATGTATCGGCTTCATGGGCCGATGCTCGACGTCTTTGTGGTGGCGCCGGATGCGTTCCAGGCGCACCAGCAGGCACGGAAAGAGTATCCGGGGTGTGCGGTTCAGTCCATCATGCGAGTCTCAGAGTTGGACTCATGAGTCGCAGCCGCACGGGAAGGGAGCTGGTGATGGAGTGGCTCCAGCGGGAGATTCGGCTGGCGAAGACGGCGGATTTGCAGAGGGCGGCGGCTTTTTTGGAGTGGGCGAGGGACGTTAGGAAGGGGTGCTCCAAGCAGAGGGGTGGGGCGCGGGTGGCGCAGTCGAATGCCTGGAGAAAAAGGGTGGATGAGGATGTGCGGTGGTAGGTCTAGTGTGTCGCAGTATGCTATTGTGTAGGAGATTAGATACGGGATCATGCCGCTGCGTCACGGACAGAAGGTGTACTGCCAGCTGCTGTTGGACATGCACAGATACAAGCTGGCCGAGGAACTGGCGGCACGAGAAGGGAAGAAAGTGACGGGGATGCTGCGGGAGATGGTGTATGCGGCACTGGAGAAAAGCCTGCCAGCATCGGACTACAAAGCAGCAGAGGCGGCTGATAAGGCGTCGTGGGCGGAGTCGGTGCAGCGAAGGGTGCAGGGAAGAATGCGCTCGAAGCAGCAGCCAGGTGTGTCAGAAACTGACGCATGAGTCCCAGTCAGATTTCTTCATAGTCTGGCTGGTTGGGTAGGAGGGGTAGTAGGGTTACACAGTAACCTGCTTTTTTGATTGTGACGCGCTACGTGCTGGTGACCGGGGACCGCTGGGTCACGGCGGTTTACGGGCCGGGGAATGGTGTGGGGTTTACGCAGACCAAGGAGGATGCGTCGAGCTGGGTCACGTATGAGTGTGCGGTGGCGGCGGCCAAGGTTGTGATGCGCCAGGTGGATACGCCGGTGTTTGTCCACAGTGTTGAGGAGCCCGCGTTTCCGAGGTCGTGGAACTGATGGAGTTTTACGAGGTGCAGGTTTGGCTGGCGGGGCGTGGGGCGCTGCGCCAGCTGGTTAAGGCGACGTCGCTGGAGCACGCGCTGGTGATTACGCGGTGTAAGTACCCGGGGAGTCAGGTGGATGTGCCGCCGCCTGTGGCGGGGAAACCTGTCCTGGTCCGGTCGCACACCAGTCCTAGCCTTGCGGCGAACGCACGAGTAAAGGCCGCAAGGGCGAAGCGCATGAAGAAACCGGCGGCGTGGGCACAGAAAGCGTGGGCGCGTGTGCAAGCTGACCAAGCCAGGACCGATCTACTGGAGCGCCTCTATCTGGAGGATTCGCGGGATAAGCCGGGGCATCCGCTGCACGGGTGCTACACCGGGTTGTACCAGCAGATGGTGGATCGGATGAACGTGGAGCACGCTTAGGCCGAGTCGCGGTCGAGGCCGAACTGGTCCGTTAGGTTGTTCGCGGCTTCGCGGATGGCCCAGCGGGCTTTTGTTTGCTCCAGTTGGTGGAGGGTGTTCAGGATGAGGGCGGCTTCGAGGAGGCCCCGGTAGTCGCCGGAGTTGAAGCGGTCCACCAGCCATTTGTCGGTAGAGGCTTTGTTGAACTGGGATTCAAGGCTGTGCTCAATGGGATTCATAGTCTTGCAAGGCGGCGACTCTGCACACTATGGCCTCTTTTTTAGTGTTAAACACGCCCAGATGGACACGTTTGCCTTTTCTTTGGATTCGAGCAACCCATTTTCCTGATGCCTTGTGAAAATTAACACCGGGGTAGATGCTTCTATACGTTCTATTTTCAGCTTGTAAATAGTGGTCAGCTAATCGAAGATTACTCCAAGCGTTATTAAAAGGATTGCGGTCGATGTGGTCAATAGTTAGTTTCGGATCTTCTCCTGTCATGTATAACCACGCAAGTCTATGTGCGGGATACTGTACACCGTTTACGTTTATTAAAATTAACCACGGTTTATCTCCGCGTCTAGTTCTTTTATGGCCAGCTAGTTTTCCTGTTCTACTGCCTACTTTATAAGTAAAGTTCCCAGTAAGGGGGTCATATAAATAAAAATGCTTGAGCGTCTCTTGTGTGGGCAGAGTCCTAAAGGCAGGCAGCACCGCACTTCTCCGTGGATCGTTGCAACTGTAGCCTATCGGGGGCGTACACGCACAAACCAGCCTGTATCGTTACCGTCAACCAGCCACCGAGGCAGCCAGTTTTTGCGGGAGTATGCCACGTTTGCACCGCCCTTATGGCTGACATACCCGCCCTGAACAAGATTCGCTTCGCCGTTCGGATCGCAGTGAATAAAGTGCGTTGGGGTGAATCCCACAACGACGCTCCAGTGGCCGGTACCGGCAGGGTTGGTGGCAGTGCCGTGGTGGAGCCAGCCGACGGGGACGGGGTGGCCGTTGGTGATTTCGTTTTCGAGGTCTTCAACGGTACCGTCCATTTCAAAGGTGGCGGTGAGGCCCAGGGCTTTGAGGGCGGCGAGTTGGGCCTTAGGGTCGGTGGTATCTCCGAAACGGGCGCGGAGTTTGTTGTATTCGTAGTCGCCCGAGATTTTTCCGTAGTAGCGGGCCACCATGGCACAGCTAGAACTAAAGCACTGGCGATAACCAGTGGCGCCATCGTCAGGGCCTAGCTGGTATTCGTAAGGGACTTTGAGGATTTTTTCCTGTGGTTTGATGGCCGGATTAGTTCCAGCGTGTTGATCCATCAGGGCAATAAGTTTGCCTGCGTAGTTGGGGTCTGTTGCGTACCCTTCTTTGACCAGCCACTTAGCGGCTTCTTCGCGGCTATTTGCGTTATTGCAACCTTTGTATTGGTTGTAATAATCCTTGTACCAAAGGTCTACGAGATAGATGACGCAGGAGAGAAGATCGGGGAAGTCAATGAAGCTGTCGGTAATAGTGATCCACTGGTTGTTGATGAATTCTTGGGTTTTGGTGCTGGTGCCGGTGCCTTTGAGGCCGAAGAAGTTGTTGCGGCCGGATACGATTTTGCCGTAGCCGGATTCCAGGGCCCACTGGGCGGCGACCAGTTCCGGGAATTTGGCGCCAGCGACGCGGGCGGCTTCCAGGACGCCTTCCCATGTGTTGGGGAAACTGCTCTGCTTGCCTGCGACGCTCCAGGTTTTGAACCAGCCCCGGTCGCGGTTCAGCAGGGTGGGGTCGGCCTTGAGGAGGGCTTGCTCCAGTTCGGTGATGGCCGCGAGCTGGTGAGGGAGGCCCTTGTAGAAGCGGAATAAATCCGCCAGGCGTACTGGGGTCGAGGCCATCGGGATGCTGCGTTGGGGCAGGGGAGCGCTCAGCGGCGCTTCGGGAAAACGGCTTTGGCCACCATCAGCAGAGCTTGGATGATGCCGTTGGCGCGGATTCCGGGGTACAGGCTCAGGGCCTCGGAGGTGGCGGCAACCGCGATGGCGATGGCGGCAGCAGTGGTCGAATCCATGGGAGTAATGATGCTTGTAGAAGTGTAGCTGTACTAGAGAAGAACGCCAGCGCATGAACTGCTGGCTGTCGCTACCTTTTGGGTAGCCACGCTTGGGTATGGACCATCAGATCGAAGATGGCGAATACTTAAATAAAAAGCAAGCTAAGTTAAGGTTTAGACAAGATATTCTGTGGCGCTGGCGGAATAGGTGTGCTTACTGCGATTGTGACTTGGGGAGGTCTGCGACCTTAGATCATGTGCTGGCAAAGAGCAGAGGCGGTCATACGCATCCACGGAATCTGGTTCCAGCGTGCTTGGCGTGCAATGTGCAAAAGGCCAGTTCGCCGTGGAGGGACTGGTTTAGAGCACAGGTGTTTTGGGATGAGCGACTGGAAGCGGAGATCGAGGATTGGATCAATCCGTCGGAGGTTGCTTAGGATCCCAGCCCATGCCTTCGAGGTACATACGGGCGATGTATTCGTCTTCGGCGTAGCGACAGATGCTGTTGTGGCAGGCGCGGTAGAAGATTTCGCCGCGCTCGTTTTCTAGTTGTTCCAGGGCGTATCCGTCGGGATACAAGGTGGATCGAATGACGGGCATTAGGAGCGGACCTCTAACTTTGTTACGCGCTGTTCGACGCTGTTGAGGCGGGTGAAGGTTTCTTTGCGGTCGTCTTTGATGTCGGTGTGGAGCACTTCGAGTTGGGTGGCGATGTGCTCCACTGCAGATGTAAGGCGTATTACCGCTTCTCGGGCTTCGTCACTGCGGCGGCTAAAACCCATAGCACCCATGGCCGCCACAGATATGGATGCGCCAGCGACGGCGGCGATCACTTCAATCATGGCGGCCGGTGCTACCTAATTAGATTAGCGGCCCTGCCCGCGCAGTTTTTTGCGTCCGTGGCTGGGTCTGCTGTGCTGGCCTTGACCCTGGCGAGTGCGCTTCGGGCGACCGAACTGGTGCTCCACTCGCCCTAGGGCAGTTTTAGACTTGACGGCCATGGCTACGCGGCGGTGTACTAAAGAAGAACCGCAGTATGGATGGTACTACACCGCCCCGATCGTGGCATCTATTGGTAGACCTGTGACTGTGAAGTCTATGGATACTTCTACAGCTGCATCGTTGGATGCCTGGACTGTTGATGAGTTGATGAGTACGGTGGCTTCAAATACTCTTGAAGAAGTGAGTTGTAGTTCGATGGTGTGGGTGGTTGTAGGAGAAAGTGTAGTGGTGCGAAGGGTGTTAGCTACGAGGAGTTGACTGTCTAGAGTGCCTGCGGCGTTTTCGTAGTAGAGGGCTACGCAGGAGCCGGACCACTGTTGGCGCCCGAAGACGTAGGTGCGTGCTTGTGCGTTGACTGTGGTGGTTTCAATTACTTCTGCACTGGATTGCAGTTGCCAGGAAACTATTTTGGCGATGCGTGTTCCATTTACAAGTAACGCGCCGTCAATGCCTGTGTAGTAACGGTTTGAGGCCACGGCGCTACAGACTGATACAGTTCAGTTTAGGGACTGGACGCCGTACCACC